TTATATGGATACAGTTCAGATATAATTGCGTTTTCTTCATCCTCTTGTGTTAAAGGAATAAAGATTGAAACTTTACAATTTGGCAACCCAGTTCCATTATTTGCGGTTATTCTACCTACAACAACTCCATAGTCCGAGCAAACTCTAGTATAAATGTCGCTCTGTAATATTTTTAGTGATAAAATCTCAAGATATTCAAAATCTTGTTCCAAGTTAACGTGGATTGCCTTATCTTTACCTATCTCCGTTCTTATCCTATATGATTTGGGCATTACAACTTATTTTTTGATAAATAGTTTATTGTCTATTTTCAAAAAATAGTTGATTAACTAATAAAATAAATTATCAGGAGAAGTTAACCGATTTAAAGTTTTTAACTCTAACGGTTATGTCTTTACCAGGGAATCTAACTTGGTATGTTTGATTTGGTTCCGCAAATAAAGTATCGTCAATTAAGGCAATTTGTCTTGTGGCAGGGTCTTCATATCTTTGTGAAGTCTGTGAAGAAGAATATTGACCACCAACTTGATTATATATTAAAATATTTGCTAATGTTATAACACCATTTTCATTCTGAATTTGTCTTCTTAATTCTGAAATATACACATTTTCACCCATTTGTCTATTTGCGGGACTAAAGAATTCGGTAACAATATTAATAACCTGACTGATTAGAACACCTTGATTTTGACTACTATCTAAAACAACCTCAACATCAACTTTCAAATCAATTACATTAGCCGACATAACTGAAATATAATCATTCATCATTCTATAATTTGATAAGTAATTTGCGACATTATTCTTTAATGTGTTTGATAACACCTCAGTCAAATTACCTGTCTCATCGTATGCCAACATTTGAATCTTAATCTTGTTGTTTTCCTCAGTTATTGCAACTTTTGCCGGTGCTCCAAACTGTGAAGGCATGGTTCTAATTAATGAATCATAATCATTAACCGTAACCGCCCTGTTTTGAGCGGCAAAATTAAATGCCACTAAATTTCTTACCTCTTCTGTTGTGGGAATATTCGCCCCTCCAATTGCCGCAGTTACGTTAGTACATCTCAAGGAATTAATAACACTTGTATTTACGGTTTGTGAAGGGCCATTTACATAAAAAGATATTGTTCCAATTTGGGTGATAACATTTACACCAACATTACTACTTAAACCACCACCAATTCTATACTGAACAAACAGGGTGGTATTTGATTTTAGTGATGACCCTAACGCAAAATTATTTGAATACTTATATAAATCTAATTTATAACCATTTCTTGCAAACTCTCTGAGTTGTTCGTCCGCCGATTGATTTCCTCCCCCAAATGTCATCTTTAAATAACCTTCAGGTGTAAATTCAGTGATAAACTTATCGCTAGTTGAAATATACCTACCTACTTTAATTCCAGGCGTATCTGATGTTTTTGTTGGGTCTTCCACAAAAACTCTATCTTGCGCCAGTGCTTGAACTTCATACCATCTATTATCTAATCCTATAAATTCTTGTGCGGATGGTACATTAGCATATTCAGTCCCATCTTTTAATAAAACACTTGTAACACCTAATACATTTTTTTCAGGTAAGAAAAGTTCAAAGAATGGTTTAACATCGTTTGGTGTTATTGATTTTTTAAAAACTTTTGTGATACCATTAACCACAGTTTCTCTTTTAACAATAGTATAATTTATTAGAATATTACTTGAGTCAAAATTAGGTATTACTAATCTGTTCGGATATCCGTCTCCATTAACTGCCGATGAAAAATCAATATCATATACTGTTTCAAATACTTGTCCCGCACCGTTTACTTGTGACCCTCTTCTTAAAATACCACAATATCTTAAATCTTCTTTGTCACCAAATGCCGGAACAGTTATTGAGAAATCAACTAATGCAACTGAAGGTCTTTGACCTGGAACTTTAAGTCCATAAGTTCTTGCAATATTATATATCGAAGACCTTTGTTGCGCATATTGTAATACGGTTTCCTGTATACTTCTGTCAATATTAAAGTGTAGGTTGTCGGTTACGGCAGCATTTAAATCAAGTAAAACTGAAAATATCGCAGCATCATTAACATTATCTATTAAATCGGGATAATAAGTCCTTGTAAAATTAATTAATTCGGTTCTTAATCCTTCAAAATCACGAGTGGTATACGATATTTTTTTGTTTGCCATATATTATTAAATATTAATAATAACAAAATCACTTGAATTAAATACACTATCTGTTATAACATAATCAATTCTTACAGTTGCGGTATGTTCTTTGGTTCCTATTCCGGGAACTCTATAAACTCTTTCGTCGTTATCATTTACATAACTTCCTTTACCCTCTTCACCGTCTGAAGCCGCTTTAACAGATATTTTAGTTATAGTTAAATTTGGTAGATATTCACCTACAGATTCTCTAATCTCGGCCTCAATTTCAGAAAATGTTGGACCGTCTAATGGTTCAAAAATAAATTCGTAAAGTCGGGTACCAAAATCAGGTAAAAAATATCTTGAACCTTTTCTAGTTAATAAAAGATGTATTAAGTCCGTTCTGATTTCTTCATCAGCGGTTTCAGAAAGAGATAAATATTTACCAGTTCTTGAGTCAAGAAATGGAAAATTTATACCATATGTTTTTCCTTGCGCCATTTATGATAAATACTACTCAATAGATTTTATATTATAATAATAACAATCTCCATCTTCGGCAACCCATCTATCTGACAAAGTTTCAACCGAAGGTAAATCAGTATCAACTTTTATTTCTTTTGGTTCTATTGGGAATTTGTTTGTGACCCAATTTGAATCCTTCCAATAAATTCTATTGTTTGGTTGGCATAATAAGTACCCGTCATCTGCAATTAAAATATGACCACACTTATAATCCGATGGTTCATCAGAATATGGGTTTCTATACCAATCAACTGTCATTAAATAAGTTGCCCAAATTTTTAACCCATCTCTTAAAACAACCTGACATCTTTTTTCATATAAATAATCATAAGTTGTTACAGTTACGTTTTCAGAAAAACAATCCCATAATTGTTTAAAATGGAAAGGTATGTCATTAGTTGGTTCTTTCATGAATATTTCAGAAATTGGAACTCTTGACCTCATCATTCCATAATCTGTCATTACATGGAATGTTAATATTTTTCCGGCAACTGATTGAACAGCAAAAGCATAAGCCTTGTGGAATTTATTATTGTCGTTAGGATTTTTTGTAAAATGTGATACCCTAACTAAACATTTAAATAATTCAATGTTTTCATTATATACTGCCATGTAAATAAATATCTTAAATAAAAAATCCCGATTACTCGGGATTTATTTTATGATGAACATCCAAAACAATCAAATTGGCTATTCTCAGGTTTTGGTGGTAAATTTAAATGTGAATAATCAACCTTTGGTGGTTCAGGTGTTACATTTGGTTTTGAAACTTTTGAGATGTCAACCGCCAAATGTTTTGCCCCTGTTGAAATCGCCTTTGTTCTAACATAGTAACAAAGTGTTTTCAATCCTTTTTCCCATCCATAAAAGTGTGATGAATTAATTTTTGATAGGGTTGGATTTGACATATAAATGTTCATTGATTGTGATTGGTCAATGAAAGGTGCTCTGTCCGCCGCCATCTCAATTAAAGACTTCTGTGAGATTTCCCAAATTGTTTTGTACTTTTGAATTAAGTGTTCAATTCTTTTAACCTTTGAATTGTATTTTCTATCTTCTTGGTCAAGATAATTGTTGAAGTTAATCCCTTGGATTGAACCTTCGTTAAGAATGATTTCATTTTTTAGGTCTTCGCACCAAATACCTAACCTCTCAAAGTCATTAATCAAATACTTGTTAACAATCATAATCTCTCCACCAACAACTCTTCTATTAAAAATAGCCGAGTGAGCTGGTTCTGTCATTTCATATGACCCTGTAATCTTAGCAGAAGATGCCACAGGCATTTGAGCAGTGAATAAAGAATTACAAACACCATAATCTTTAACTTCTTCTTTAAGTGATGTCCAATTCCATCTTCCTGATAATTCATCTTCTTTTAGACCCCACATATCAAATTGAAATATCCCTTCCGACATCGGTGAACCGTTAAAGAAATCATATGGTTTATATTCTTCTGACTTACATAAACGACAACTTTCAGTAATTGCCGCAAAATAAATTGTTTCAAAAATATCTTTGTTAAGTTTTTTCGCTTCGTCAGATGTGAAAATGTAATCCATCAAATAGAATACATCTGCAAGTCCTTGAGTTCCAATTGCAATTGCTCTTTGTTCACGGCCACCCTTGTTTCCCTTTTCAGTTGAGTAGTTGTTAATATCTACAACTTTATTAAGGGCTCTTACGACTTTACGAGTTTCTTCATACAACAACTGGTGGTCAAACTTTCCATCTATAACAAAGTTCTTCAATACCATTGATGAAAGTGTACAAATCGCAGTTGTCTTTTCATCTGTATATTGGTAAATCTCGTTACAAAGATTTGATTGTTTGATTACACCAATGTTTTGATGATTTGTCTTTTTGTTCGCATTGTCTTTTGAGCAAAGATATGGAACACCAGTTTCAATTTGAGATTCGATAACTTTTGTCCAAACTTCTTGTGCTTTAACTTTTTTACCAAGTCCTAATTCAACCGCTTTGTTGTAGTTTTCTTCATACTCTTCTCCATAACATTCCTGAAGAGCTTTGATTCCTGCTTTTTTGATGTCGTTTGGGCAGAACAAATACCAGTCATCATTATTTTTAACTGCGTTCATAAAGTTATCAGGAATCCAAAGTGCTGTGAACAAATCACGAGCTCTTAATTCTTCAGCCCCTGTATTCTTTTTAATATCCAATAGGTCAAAAATATCTTTGTGCCAAGGTTCCAAGTAAATTGCCGCAGAACCAGGACGACGACCTTGTTGATTAAAGAATCTAAGTGATTCATTAACAATTTTTAAGTATTTTAAAAGTCCGCCAGCAAATCCTCCTGATGAAGAAATACGACTTTCTTTACTACGAATATTAGACATAGAAAGACCAATACCTGCAGCGTCTGATGAATAGGTTGAGATATCCCTCATGGTATTTAAAAGTCCGTCTCTCGAATCTGCGTCGTTATAATGAAGAACACAAGATGCAAGTTGTGGAACTTTCGTACCCGCATTAATCATAATTGGTGTTGCCGGTGAAATGAGTTGACTTGAAAGTGACTTATAGTACTCAACCGCTTGTTCAAATGATTTGGTAACCCAAATTGCGACACGCATGTACATATGTTGTGGTCTTTCAACAACTTTACCACTTGGTAGTTTCAAAAGATACATTTCTTGTAGTGACCTCCAAGCAAAATAGTCAAAGTTATAATCATTGTCGTGATTGATAACATTATCAATATTTGACGGACCGTAACTCTCAATCATTTCCATCAATTTATCATTCACAATACCGTCAACATGTAACATGTGCATTGTGTTTGAAAAACTTGGGTCGGTCTCTTTGTGATAAGATGAAATCGCCACAGATGAAGCAAGACGAGAATAATCGTGATGACTGCCGGTATATGCCGCGGCTATTTCATAGATTAACTTATCTAACTCTTTTGTGGTTATAACACCCTCAGTTGGTACTGATGTTATTACTTTGATGAAAATCTCATCAGAGTTTACACTCATACCTTTTGCGGACCTTTTTATTCGGTTATAAATTTTTTGTGGATTAAATGATACATTATCTCCACCTCTCTTTTTAATAGTAAGTGACATCATGGTTTGAAAAAATAATCAATTAAAAGTCATCCGTAAAGGACAATGTTTCATTAAGTTTTGCTTTTTGGTATTCTACAGTTCTTGATTCAAAGAAGTTACCTTTTGTTTCAACGGCAATCTGTTCCATGAATTTAAATGGTTGTTCAACATTAAATTGTTTCTTACATCCCATTTTAACTAGTAGTCCATCAACCACAAATTCAAGATATTGTTTCATAAGATTTGAATTCATTCCAATAAGTGAAACAGGAAGTGATTCTGTGATAAACTCTTTTTCAATTTCAAGAGCAGACAATAGAATCTCTCTGATTCGTTTCTCACTTGGTTTGTTTTCACAATGATTATTCAAAAGGTGAATTGCAAAATCACAGTGAAGATTCTCATCTTTAAAGATAAGTGAATTCGCATTACACAAACCTTGCATAAGTCCTCTTGACTTCAACCAAAAGATTGAACAGAATGAACCTGAGAAGAAGATTCCTTCAACCGCGGCAAACGCCACCAATCTTTCTTGGAAAGATGCGTTCTCAATCCAATCCAACGCCCATTTGGCTTTCTTTTGTACCGCAGGTAATCTGTCAATCGCGTGGAAACATTCATCCTTTTCTTTTGGATTTGACACATAAGTATCAATCAAAAGTGAATACATTAAACTGTGAATGTTTTCCATAGCTAATTGGAATCCATAGAAAAATTTGGCTTCAGGATATTGGACTTCTCGGTAAAAATTCTCTGCCAAATTTTCATTAACAATACCATCCGATGCCGCAAAGAATGATAGAACATTCTTAACGAAGTATTGTTCATTCTCTGAAAGGTTTTCCCAATCACGAATATCACCTGATAAGTCAACCTCTTCTGCCGTCCAAAAAGCAGCTTGATGCATCTTATAATATTCCCATATATCGTTGTGTTCAATAGGAAATATCACAAACCTATTTGGGTTTTCTACTAAAATTTTTTCACTCATATTAATTAATTATTTTGTTGTTCTCTTTGTTTTCTTTTCTCCAGCAAATCTTTAATTCGCTGTCTGTTGTTTTCTTCTTTCTGTTCCTCAAGTCCCAAGAATGTCACAGAACTTTCAGTATCTATTTCAAGCATTCCATTGTCAAACTTACAATTTTCAAATACAACTCCATCGTCTCCAATTCTTGATTTGGTTATTGCGATTGTTGCGAGTTTCATCTCTTTCTGTTGTAAAGTTTTTGCAACTGATATAATAACGTGTCCTACTTGAGCTTTCTTGATTGAACCTCCCATTTGGTCTGTTGTTACAACTTCCGATGAAATTGAACTTCTGTTACCTTGTGTTGCCGTCCATCCAACTAAGTTTAACTCGTGACACATGGCTTCAAATCCTCTCATAACCGAACCTTCAGATTTCCATTCATCTCCCAAATTCTTATCGGGAACGATACAGTCAATGTAATCCAAAACAACCATATCTAATTTAATCCCATCAGCAATCATTTTACGAATCTGATTTTTAATTTGTAGAATTGTTAATGTATCTGAAGGTAGTTTCTTAAGAATCAATCTATTCTCCATATTACTTTGTACCTCTCTAACCTTATCCATTACCTCATCTTTCTTGTTTGATAACTCATCAGGGTGAACTTTTGTCCAAAGTGTAATATGTTTTCTTTGAATAATTTTTGGGTTATCCTCGAAAAATATTTGAAGTACATTGTATCCTAAATTGAACGAGTGATTTGCAATCTTTGTTAGGAATGTTGATTTACCAACTCCCGTAGGTGCTAAAATAACCCCTAACTCTCCTTTTGCCAAACCTCCCTTAAGTAATCTGTCAATACCGGGTATACCCATAGGTATCGGATGACGATAATCTTCATTCAACACATCATCAAGGTTAGAAAAGACATCGGACATCCCATCTTCTCTTTCTCCAACTTGAAGGGCTTCTCTAACCAATTCTTCAAGTTTATCATAACTTTCAAATTCACCACCATCAATAACTTTCTGAGCTTTGGTAATCGCCTTTTGAAGTTCTTGTTGTTTACAGAATTTGAGAGCCTTTTCCTGAACAAATTGAGAACCTTCAATCTGAACATCTTTGACTTTTACAATTGTGTCAATGATGATTTTTGAAGCCAGTTCTTGTTGGATTTCAGATTTTGCAATCTGTTCCAAAGTGTCAAAAGTAGGAACATGCTCATACTTTGAATGATACTCCTTAATCATTTGAATGATTAATTTGAAGTACTTGTTTTCAAAATACTGTTGTTCTATGACATCAATAATAGACCTTCCGAAATCCTTATCTACAATAATTTGGTTGAGTAATTGTATCTGAAATGAAGAGCCTAAATAATCAAAATTTTTGTTCGACGCCATAGTTTAAAAGTTTCTTATAAGTTATAAATAGGATGGTTTCAAGGAAATTCCAGCATATTCATAAGTTAAATTTTTAGCTGAAAAAATGTCAGTAAGAGTCGAAAGCAAAGTTTTTATGTGAGGACGGATATCTACGGTGTATCTTATTTTAGGCGGGAAAACCTTAGCATCCATCTGATGATGACAAATTGTCATATCACCATGTTTGATAAACATGCTGAAGTGTTCTGGGCCATCAGTGTAAGATGTGTTTAACACCTCGGGGTTGCTTTGGATTTCATAAGAATTCTCAAGCATGTAGTCAATTGTTTTCATCTTAAGTTGATGTAGCATCTTATCCTTAAACTCGGTTAGATACTCATGCAAATCAA